TTAACATCTCTTAATCTAACAAAATCATTTACCTGCATAGCACCATTCTCAAAAGCTATAGAAACAGTTGCATCAGCAGCTGCAGTTGTGATTGGATTATTTATTAAAAAATCTTCTGTTGGAAATTCTGTTCTTGCAGTTCTTGCTCTTTGCAAAGCTTGTGGGTCTGCACTTGTAGGTTTTGGATCTAATTGTGGTTGTTTAGGCTCGTACTCTGAAACATGGACCAGGGCACCATTCCATTCTCTAACCATTTCATTATATGGAAAGGCCATACCTGATCTATCAGATATTGCTAAAGCATATTTACCTTGAGAAAAAGTTGTCATTAACCAATACCTGGGTAATAAATTTTAGGAGATATGTATGTAGAGTTAGAAGAACCATCTTCATCTTCAGCTCTTAACAATTCATCTTCGTATAATAATTTTAATTCTTGAACTCTTTGTGGTGCATATTTAATAGCTAAATAATATGCTAACCCTGAAATCATACACGGAACAAATCTGTATGGTACATCAGTTGCATTTGTATAAGCTCCTACATCATCTATTCTTTTTGTATAATAAAAATTAATATAGTTACCATCTTGAGCTGCACCTGGGGTTAAATATAAAGTCATTGTAACTTTATCTATAAATCTTTGAACCCAATATTGAGTAGGAAGACCTGTTGAAGTTTTATTAGAAAAACCTTGATATTGTGATCTACTAATTTTTGTCATTGGTGTATCAACAGAAGTTGATTTAACTCTGTAATCTGCTTCTTGAATATCTGTCATACCTATTGGAAATTGCAATACTGCATCAGATGTACTGTGCGTAGCTGCTGTGCTACCATTAATTCCTCTAGTACATCCTGTTAAATTTAAACTAGATATACCTGTGTAAGAAATCTGTTCAGTTCCAATAGTAATTACTCCATTAGTTGCAAATCCTGTAACTGAAGCTACTCCAATTGTAGTAACACTTGTATTTATTCCTGCAGAAAGCGTTGTGTTAATTCCATCTGATGTGCCATCAGAAGGTGATCTAAAAAAAGTATATACCGATTGTCCGTCTACTAATGTAACGTTTTGATTTTTTACTTCCCAAAATTGAAGTCCTCTATTACCCCATTCAGAAAATAAAA